AAGTGCATAAGTACAGCCTTATTGTATTGCTTGTTCTCTAAGCATAGCCGTACTTGGTTAACTATCAGTCCTGCTACTACTAATACATTATATATTACAGCCCTCTCCGTACATCTTGTATTGCTAGCTTCTTCTTCTGTCCACAATATATCCTCGTATGCTTTCTTATCGTCCATACTCTCTTGCTTAACTGTATACATCTCTATTTGCTGACCACCCATTCTTGCATCTATATAGTATGGTATTCTCTTATTCCTACGCATAGAATCATACATCATTCTACGGCTATTCATATTATCTACTGCACCTATGAGTATATACCTTTTAGCTTTGTCTAGTTTGTATGCTTCACGCCATACAGCTATCTTTGTACCCTCAAATGCTTCAACCATATTTTCTAGTGCATTTACTTTATACTGTCCTATGTCTTGTAGCATATAGAACTGATTAGGTATATTGTGTTCTTCTATCTTATCATAGTCATATACAGTAATGTTCTTAAACCCACACTTAGCCAGTGCTAGTGTAGTGAAACTACCTATAGCACCCGCACCCACGACCACTATTGGAGATTCGAGTATTTCTTCTGATACTAGATCAGTTTGTCTTATTCTGCTCATGTTCTGAATCCTCCAGAGTATTGCATACGTTCTATTACTCTTAACTTCTTATGAAATCTATTACATCTCTTAGGGTTACCACAATCATGTGAACCACCATTTCTAAGCTGATTGGTACATAGTGTATATAACTGTTGATCAGCAGGAGTAAACTCTCTATCTAATTCCCTCTCTCTAGATTCCCATATACTCTTACGCTTTATAAATGAGAAGTCTTTACTAGGTACATACTTCATTTGTACTGGGTCATACTCATAATCAGTAGTATAATTATCATTATCTGTTATTTTAACTAACTTCTTACCTCTATTATTAAACCCAGTAGTCTTCTTATCCTCTATATACTTATCTAATGCAGCAATATTAGCCTTTATCTTTTGCTGTACTGGTATGTTATCAGGCATTGGAATCAATACATGTACTGGTATACCAGATATAGTTACAGCGAAGGGCATACATACATCTACTCTACCTAGTATCTCCTTATCCTTATTAAGTACTAAAGATACTAAGAAGTCATTGTGCAGTAATGTATCATAGTTATCCTTATCAGTACCACTATGGAATACACTCATAGTATTATGTGAGTGCCAATGCATCTTTAACTTACTAGTATCCTTACCCTCTTGTACTAAATCAGTAATAAGTTTATGCAAAATAGGCTCTTCTACTTCAGTGAATGAGGCTGTATTATCTTGTTCTGCTGGTAAGAATACCTCACTTATATGATATTCTATAGAATCTTCATGTTTAATTACTTCAACCATACCACAACCACTAACCTCTGAATTATAGTGGTCTATATACTCTAATAACTCTTGGTGTACATCTAATGGTATAGTTATATATAGGTTGCCTTTAGATTCAATCTTCAATGCTTTCTTACTTACAATCATATGATACATAATTATATCTCCTATTAAGTTGTTACTGGAACACGATTAGGGTTAAGGCTACAAGTATTAAAGCTTTGACATTCATTGCTACACCAACTATCAGGGAAGGTATTGTTATCTAGTCTATCACCAGTTGTAGGACAGCGTAAGCAAGTACATGGAGCAGTATTACATCTATCACAAGTCACAGGTTTATTACATGAACACACTTCTTTTAACTTATAACAGTCCTTACACCTCTTATCTATATCTATTGCCCATCTATGCATTGATACATAAGCACCAATATCGCAGGGATTAGATAGCAAATCATACATCATTTGTAGTATATTTACTAAGTCAAAGTTAGCTAAATGCTGTTGTATATATGAATCATATGAACCAAAGCATACATGACCATTTAACGTTACATTAGGGTGGTAGTATCCCATCTCTTTAGCTCTATCTTCCTTTAAGCCAAATACTTTTAGTGTACCAGCAAGAAAGTTTATATTTATTTTATATGGATCATACTTTACTGTAATATCTGGGTGTTCACTTTTGACAATTATCTCATTTGTAGTTGCTGTTATAACACCGTCACACCCAGTTATATTACCATACTGTTTCAGTAAACCCTCTATACTGAACTTCATACTAGCTTCAAGATTAGAATTACGTTTAGTACTTAGTTCTCTATCAGCAGCATAATAAGCTTTCCTATAAGCTTCTATTATACATTGTTTCTGCTGTACATCTTTTCTTATTATATCTACTTCATGTATAGCAGAAGTTATAAGACGGTCTATACTTTGTCTATTGTAATTCATAGCCAGTAAACAGTAGCTCCACATCTCATCTATACGTGGGTCTACTTTCTTAGTTAGCTCTTTCTTAGTTGCTGGTACTAAATCCTTTGCTTCAAATGAGTAATCTACACTCATACCTTCTAAGCGTACCATTATTCGTGTACCAGCAATATGTTTTACTACACCAAAAGAACCTACACGACCCTTTTCCCAACCATAAGCACAACTCATTGCTTTAACTACTTGCCCTATAGCTAGTTTAGATTTATCTTTTGGCTTACTACTCTTTAACTTAGATGCTGGTGCCCTTGTATATTGTACATTATCTGTCATAGCCTGTTCCCTCCTATTTGGTATATGTGTGGATATAGAGGGATAGAGGGCTTCTGCATTAGCTTGTAACCTTGAATTATAAGCTCTATACAAATCCTCTATCGCTCTAATATCCATTGTTAACTACTTACCACCCTTTTGCTTATTTGTAAGAGATATAACACTATTATCCTGTGTTACTGCTGTACCTGCCTCACAAATACTGTTATTAAGAGCAATACTTCTACCATTAACCTGAATGTTTGCTATATGTATAGCACTACCAACACTCGTACCCTCTGCTACATTGACTTCAACTACTCTTTCACCAAACGGTGCTACTTTTACTAACATAATATCCTCCTATTGTTTTGTTAGTTATTTGTTATGTATATATTAATAGAGTTCATAGGCTATTTACCTACAGTTATATTCAAACTCTAGTTGATTGTCATTCTTTGTATCAGGCTCAACTACAAGCATAAACTCTAATACTAATTGGTCTACTATGATATCTTTTACTTGTTCTGATAGTATGTTTTCTAAATGTAATGACATAGGTATTCTCCTTATAATGATACAAGGAAGAAGGCTTGCGCCCTCTCCCTTGCATAGTTATACTACTCATTATTATTTAAGTGTAAGTTTTAGTGCTTCTTGTTGTGTTAATGTGGGTATGATATCATTACCCATGACTGCATTGAGTATCACTAATGCTTCACCTACTGTTGTAGCTAGTAACAGTCTTGTTTTAATCTTGTTCTGCTCTAATCTACCTGTATCAAGGGCAGCTACTATCTTGTTTATTCTATCTCTTAATTCATCTGCCTTCTTTTGCCCTTTAGTACTTGAACTAGTTGCATAGAAATTATGGGATACCAAATCACCATCACGTGTAATACCTTCATCATCTAGCTTAACTATTAAAGCCTTTACTTCAGCTCTTTTACGCTCTATTTGCTTTACTATCTTGCTATACCCTATAGATTTAAGATATACATTTAATACTTTATCTGTTTCAGTTCTACGTATTTCGTCTCTCTTTGTATCATAATGAATAAACTCATTAGTCATCATTTTCAATAACTCTCTACGTATACTTTCAGTAAGAGGTGCATTGATATTTAATTGTAAGTCTTGTATTGTTGCTTGCATGAGTATCTCCTATTATTTAATAAAGGTTAATACACAAGTGAAGTATATATTGCTATATACCTCACTTGTATACACAGTACTGTTACCAGGTTTCAGGTATAACAGGGTTATCAGGATAAGCATATGTTGAGATACTTATTTTCATACCGTCAACATCAAACTTATTTCCGTACAGTACTTTAGTCTTACCCGTTGATGATAATGGTGCCTTACCATAGTCTTTCAATGGTATATTATTGATACTTAAATACTTACCTTCTCTCCGTACTGTTAATTTAGGTACATCTACTATCTCTATACTCTTAAAGTTATTTGTCATAGCCATATCTCCTTATGTTGTTATTAGTTAATATCATTGTATTATTACCATGCCTTATCATAGTGTATAATACAGTTACGGAGTGTATTTATACTTTCATTAATAGCATCTTTAGATACAGTATAGTTGCCCTATCAGTATTAAGTTTAAGTCTATCAGGGAGCAGTTTATTTCTGCATCGTGGTGATAGATAAAATGGGTGTTTAATACTGATACGGTCAAGACTTACAACGTTACGGTTACTGTTAATAATCATATGTTTATCTCCTCTGTTACTGTTATATATAGTTATGTATGTCTATATAAAGAGCTGCAAGCTCGTTTTAAGTGTACACGAAGCACGTCAGCGTCGAGCAAAAGTTAGTTATCCTTTACAAGTCCTTCTCCGACAACGTGTTCGCCTGTCAAGGCCTGTCAAGCGGTTTAAGCACAAAAAAAGATGAACGCATGAAAACAGGTAAAATACCTAAGCACGAAATCCATTTCTAGCCCTACCAGATGCGATTTAAGGCACGTTCGTTTAACAAGGTATGCGAGATTATGCATAACGTGCAGTTAAGCCCTTAAAACGAGCGCTAGACGCCTTAAAAAGGCACGTGGGCGAGCGTAGACTAGCCTTATCACAGCCTTATCTATGCCTAGCCACATCTAACTAGGCTCTGAGCATACACGTATCAATATATATATATACATTAACACAGTATATCAGTATCTATAAGTCTATGTATATCAATATGTTATCATTATATCAATATATATCAATATGTTATCATTATATCAATATATATCTATATGTTATCATTATATCAATATATATCTATATATATATCAATATATATATCTATATATCAATATATACATATCAATTCCCCCCAACGTACCCCTACAGTTTCAGTGAGCCTACATATATATACATGATGCAAAAATACCCTCACCTATCACATAATATACCATGAAAAAGTGTAGAACTAACATATCATTTATCTAACAGGCTATGAAATATTATAAAAAATATAGAATATAAACCATTATAACACATACAGTTATAACTTCATTCATTTATAGCTATTGACAAACCACAATATATAGTGTATACTGTCTAATGTTACACATCATATACACATTATAAAAGGAGATATATGGCTAGGTATAAGAAAGGTGAATGGAGTGGTGCTTATCAGAAAGTAATGATCTTAGCTGAACAAGGACTATTACAGAAAGAGATAGCTGATAAATTAGATATATCACCCTCACGTATATCACGTATCATTAGTAGTGAAGAGTTCACTAAACGTAGAGCTGTATATCATGATAGAGCTGAAGAAGAGATATATGAGAAGTTCAAGAAAGCATCAGCTAATGCAGCAGAGAAAGTAATAGACATAGCAGAGCATGGTAAACCTCAAGATCGCATCAAACTAGATGCATCTAAAGACATACTAAACTATGCAGGACACAAACCTAAAGAAGTAACTGAACACATCAGTAGAACATACACAATAGAAGAAGTAAGCTCAGCTAAAGCAGTATTAGAAGAGTTAAACAAGTTAAATGATCGTTTAGCACACACAGACTCACAATATCTCTTAGACAAAGACGGCAATAGCGACAACAACTCAAAAGAAGAGGATACCATTGAAGGAACTATCCCGACTAGCTCAGATTGATCGTATCCAATCTCAGCAAAGTCTATATTACCTCTGCAAAGAAGTACTCGGCTACAAAGACATAGTTCCTCATGTCCATGGTGATTTCTGCTACTTCCTAACACATCCCCAATATGGTAGATTCAGACAAGCAACTCTCCCTCGTTCTTGGTTCAAAACATGGGTAGGCACTATAGCTAAGTCCATATGGCTCACTCTCCCAGATGAAGAGAACCTATATAAAGACATATTCCCTTATAAAGGCCCTAATTGCCGTATTCTCATAGCTTCAAACGTCATAGACAACGCAGCTAAGATGGTTCACAAGATCAAAGACGAATGGATGAACAATGAACGCTTAAAAGCAGCATTCCCTGAACTAGTACCCCAATTCAACAAGACTCGCTGGAGTGACCACGCAGCTGAAATAGCTAGAACAATCAAAGCAACTGAAGCAACATACACAGCCGTAGGTGTAGGAGGCTCCGTAATCTCCCAGCATTTCGACCACATTATTGAAGATGACCTTGTATATGCTAAGAAAGATGACTTTACAGGTATGGAGCTCATGCCTTCTCAAGAAGATATAGATAATGCCATAGGTTGGCACAAACTCTCCTTCTCCCTACTAGCAAACCCCCAAACAGGCTGCCTCGAAAACATCGGAACACGTTGGGCTCCACTCGATCTAGTGAATTTTATCCGCAGATACGAACTTCACTACAAATGCTTCGAGATATGTGCCACAAAACACGGCAAATGGCCCATTTTCGCTAATTCAGACTGTAATTGGCCTGAACGCTACGATTTAGAGACTATGAAGCAAATATTCTTGTCACAGGGCAACAGAATTGCTGAAACACAGTACCTTAACCGCCCCACTTCCACGGAAGACAAAGGTTTTAGGTACGAGTACATCAATCAGCACTCCTCATACTCACTAGAATACCCCAAAGGTCTAATATACCACACCATAGTTGACTTAGCAGGCTGGGGAGGCAGCAAAGGACTCGCTCGCAATGTCGTATTGACTGGTGCTCGTGACAAGAATAACCATTTGTGGATAGCTCGTGTAGATTCAGGTCGTTATGACCCCACAGAGGTCACAGCCATCTTTAGAGCACATAGCCAACAGTTTGGTAGCAAAGTACACATTGAGGAGGTTCAATACCAGAGAGCTGTACGTCACTACGCTAGAGAGGAAATGCAACGCACAGGTGAGACATACATCATTGAACCTCTCAAAGCTGATGTCCGTAAGAATGCCAAGGAGCTCCGCATCAAGTCCATTGAACCAATAGTATCTAATGGTTTCTTACACGTATTAACCTCTATGAAGGACCTAATGGAAGAGTTTGAGTTCTATCCCAGATCAAGAACAGTTGACATCTTAGACTGTTTAGGTTATCTTAGGCGTGTAGCTAAAGTACCATATGAAGTGAAACCACAGGAATTAATAGACCCATTTGAAATAACCCAGATAGAGAAGGAGCTGAAAAGTGCTGCTCATCCGAATCTTGTTGTTCCTTCTCTTCGTATTGAAGTTGATGGTAGATTAGTAGATGCTTAACAAATAGGAGAACTGTTATGATGAGTGATAAAGAGTTAGCTGAGTTTAAATCCTCTAGAACCGCTGGAGATTACTTTGAGACACGGAAGAAGAGGAAGAAGCCTGGTATTGTGGGTAATGCAGCAGCACGTCTACGAGCTCTGTTCCGCAAGAAGTCAAAGAACGCAAGTTCAGATGAGGCTAGTTCAGTAGGTCAACAATCAGAGTCGACCTTTTAGATGGGGTGCAAAACACGTAAGGTCAGGCTAACTAAGCTAAATGCAAGGCGTAAGAAGCATAAACGTAAAAAGGAGAGGAGATAGTTATGGCTGCGAAGAAAGGTGATTGTGGTAACACACCAAGAGTTGGTAAAGTAGGTGACCCTAAACCAAGTAGAGGTCCTGGACGTGGGCGTGGTAATGGAAATGGTAATGGACGAGGTAGAGGTAGAGGAGGAAGATAATCGCTCTACACAAACATGTAAAGGTCGGTGGATCGTATTATGAGGGTAAGAAGTTAGCTGTATCCTCTGCTGTAGGTGATTACGTGCTTGATATGACCTTCACAGCAGCAGGTGCTGCAAATGCTATAACTGTAGTCCCCAACGTATTCGGAGCACTAGACACTTTCAAGATACAACATATGAACTCAGGAACTACAGAAGTATTAGCTGTATTAGCCACAGGCATACCTAATGTAGGTAAGAATGCCGCCTGGAAGTTTGACTTCCCTGCATTGCTGAAAGCAACTAGCGGTGATACAGTCCGTTTAACTTACACTAACACTGCTACTGAAGCTATGTCAGTGTTTGTAGTATTGGAACAAATACACTAAGGAGGAGCGATGCCAGTTAACCCAATGGGTGGCGAAGAGACAGTAGTAGGTAAAGCAGAGACAATAGGTTCTTTAACAGTAAATGATGTAAAGGTAGTGACTAAGAAGGTGGAAGTTGAAGTGCCCGTGTATAAGGAAGTAATCATAGAAGTACCCAGGGTGAAATATGTTGATGAAGTTATCACAGTTACGAAGCCTGAGATCATTGAGACGGTGGTTGAGACTCAATCAGTTAAAGTCAACGAGACGGAAATCGAGGTCCAACGACCTGTGTTCAAGGAAGTGGAAATCCATGTCGAAAGACCTGTCTACAAGGACGTTGAGATCGACAGAGTAACTATCATTGAGAAAGAGAAGGTTATCGAAGTCCCACACATCGTAGAGACGTTTGTACGCAAAGAGGAGGAGTTCGTAGTGGAAGTACCTAAGCTGATATAGAAGGTGTGACTAGGACTACATGGTATATAGGTGCTAGTGAAGGACCAGCTGGGGGTGTAGCAGCAGTAGGTCAAATAATATCAGTACAAACTAACTTTTAAGAGGAGCTTATGGATATACTTGAAATAATGAAGATGGTTAAAGAAGTAGGTATCTCAGTTATAACAGTAAGTGCTGGGATATATATGCTTTGGTACATCATTAAGCATACGGTTCTTAGACTATCAGTTACATTAGATAAGTTAGTCGGTACTGTAGACAAGTTCACAGAGCGTGTTGACAGAGACCACGCTAATACAAGTAAGAACCAAGAAAATTTACAGAAGCAACATAATGAAATGATTATATCATTGGGTAGAATTAATGGGTATAAACCATAACTAAGGAGGATTAAGATGGTATCATTGATAGTGTTAAAAGCGAAGGCATATGACGTACTGGCTAAAATAGATCAGTTACAAACTATGTTGAGACAACTGAGTCAGCAGATAGCTGAGGCAGATGCACAAGAGCAGCAAGCTAAAGCAGAAGCACCTAAACCTAAAGACGAGACAAAGTAAGGAGTGACTATGAGCAAGGAGCGTAGCATAGACTGGTGGAAGACAGCAATTAAGAATGGATTACATTTTCAGAACCGCTATGGAAATGCTAAGATGTGGCCTCATTACAAGGCATACTATAGACATAACTTTGACTCTGGGCAGCTCCCTGTAAACCTAGTATTCAGTGTCTTGCGTTCTCTTATACCTCAGGTGTATTTCAGCAATCCTAAGATATTAGTTACAGCTACTAAACCAGGGCTAGAACATGAACTCCATGCACGTTTGGTACAAGATATAGACAACTGGCTTATTCGTGAGCTCAACCTCAAGTACCAGATTAAGCGTATGATCGTAGATGCATTCCTCTGTGGTACAGCTACAGGCTTTGTTGGTTATGACTCAGAGTTTGGCTTCTCTCCTAGCTTAACTATACCTGAGACGGATGGAGCTGCATCTCTAACACAATTTGATAAGAAAGGTGATCGCATAGAGTATAACTCTCGTGTGTCTCCTGGTATGCCTTGGTTTCTCCGTTCACGTCCTGAAGATGTTGTATACCCCTGGGGATGCGAATCTGGAGAGTCTGCTGAGTGGGTAGCTATGCGTGTATTCAGACCCTTAGAAGATATCAAGAAAGACAAGAAGTACAAAGGCACGAGTGACTTAAGGGGCTCCTTTGTTAGAGCTCGTACTACTGCTGAGGGTACAGATAGAGAAGAGACAGCTGCTACAGGTATGGGAACTGACCATGAGTGGGTAGAGCTCTGGCAGATACATGATGGCAAGACTAAAGAGATACTAGCTCTTACTATGAACCACGATAAGTTCTTAAGACAGGAAGAAGACACAGAACAGATGGATGGACTCCCTTGTGAACCTCTTGTGTTCAACCCTGACCCCGACTATATATATGGTGTATCAGATGCTAAGATTATAGAACCACAACTCAAGGAAATCATTGAAATACGTACACAGTCTATGCATCACAGAAGAGTAGACATCATTAAGCTATTATATAAGAAGGGTGCTATTTCTCCTGAGAATCTACAGAAGATCTTAAACGGTGATGTTATGGCAGCTGTAGAGATAGAAGAGGGTGACTTTCCGATGAGGGATGTAATTATGCCTTTGCAAGCTGGTGTAGGTGGTATCCTTGGTGATATGCAGAATGCTGCAGATGCTGCTAGACAAGACGTGCGAGAAATGGTAGGATTCTCTAGAAGTGCTACAGGTGAGTATCAAGGTAAGACTCATATATCATCTAAAGAGACAGAGGTAGTTCAATCAGCTAACCAAATACGTGTAGATGAACGCAGAGACATAGTAGCTGATATGTTAACCAATGTCATACGTAAGTTCAATCAGAAGATATTCACCCATTGGAAAGCACCTATAGTGCGTAACATCGTAGGTCCTGATGGTGCTAAGTGGTGGTTGAAGTTCACTGGTGAGCAGATCAAGAGTGAATACAACTACACCACAGACCCTGTAAATGGTACATCCCCAGACCCTAGACTACGTAGACAGGAAGCTGGAGAGATGGCTAAGGCATGGGCAGCAATGAATCAAGGTATGGTTAAACAAGGAGCGCCAGTTCCAGCTGAGATACAGAGATACTTCTTCTCTCAGTTTGACGGCATAGATGTAGATAAAGTACTAGCTCAGCAGTCTCAAGCGCAAGCAGCAGGACCTGGGCAAAACCCAAATCAGGCTATACCGCCTGGTGCAGCAGCACAACTGATGCAAAGAGGAGGTGGTCAATAATGGTAGTAGCCTTGGTCTGTCCTAAGCATGGATTCACCAAGGGGGCAGTATGCCCTAAGTGTGAGGCTAGTGTACCTAAAGATACACTACATATAAACACACATGATTGGATATCTAAAGAGGTATGGGGAAATATTGATCCAGAACAACCCAACCTGCGAGTATCTTCTAAGGAAGAGTTGATGAGGGTATGTGACCGCACTGGCAATTTTACTAAAGCATTTATGAAGCCAAAGTCACAAGGAAAGGGATATGAACATAAAAGGAGAGGTGCTTAATGACCGCAACTACAAAGCGAGTAGTTAGGAAGAAGAAAGAAGTAGAGAAACCTTTGAAGCAGATAACCGCTACGTTCAATGAGTTCGGTGGTGTGAATGTAGAGTTCGGTGAAGGCTTCTTTATAGGCAAAGAAGTAATACAAGCTGTACGTGCTATTCCTAGGGCGTACAGGTTACATAAACTGAATCAAAGACGAAAAGGAGTTTAAGATGGCAGAAGAGAAGAAGGCGAATGATGACAAGTCCAACGAGGGGACTGTAGATCTAACGAAATACGTAGGTAAAGAGGATTTTGATAAAGCCGTGGCTGATAAGGATTCAGCAGTGACGAAGTTAAAAGACGAGCTTGATACAGCGAAGATGTCCTTATTGGACCCTGAGTACATTAACTATTTGGAGAGTAAGAAAGCAAATCCTGCAGCAGATGATAAGGTTGCAGATCAAGGTTTACCAACTAAGTCAGAGTTTGAGACTATGAAGAAAGACCTTGGTATGACTAAGCAGACCCTCCAGGATGTACTAGCAACATTGGAGTTAAAGCATGTTGAAGACAGATATGACGACTTCAAGGTCTATAAGGATGACGTAAAAGCAATACTAGAGTCCTCTAGAACACCGCTTACTTTTGAACAAGCGTACAAGATAGCAAAAGCCAACACCCCGACAAAGGTCGAAGACGCTAAGAAAGATCCAAAGTCACCTATATACGAGAAGCCATCAGGCTCCGTCCCTGGGGAAACTTTAGATAAGAAGAACTTCAAAGATGCTGACGAGGCTGGTGAGGACGCTTGGGACAAAGCTGTGGGTTCTGGTAAAGATAGACTATAAGGAGTTTTAAAATGAGTGTACCTTCGAGAACAGAGACACTAGATGATCTCTATACATCAACATGGAATAACAGAAAGTCTGATGTAACGGATCAGATATTTGACGCTACGCCTCTCTACTTCTACATGAAGAAGATGGGTGGGATTAAGTTGAATGGCACTGGTGGACGCTACTTGGAAGTCCCTCTAAGCTATGCTAAGAATGAAACTATATCTTCCTTAGGGAAGGGTGACACTATAAGTATTAGTGACACTAAGTTTCTCACTGTGGCACAGTACGAGTGGAAGTTCGTAGCTGGTAGTATCGTCAGATATTATGTTGACGACGCAAAGAACAAATCCAAATCACAGCATTTGAGTTTGGTCAATGCAAAAATAGATAACCTTAAGAGAAGTCTGATCGACAAGTTCGAGCAGTTCTTATTCTCCGATGGTACTGGGAACGGTTCTAAGGACCCAGAAGGATTAGCGAATATAATTGACTTGACTCCAGCCACAGGTACGGTTGGTAATATCAATGCAGCTACTTATTCATGGTGGAGAAATCAGCAGCAAGCAGCAACAGGTGCAGCTTCTGTATATCTACTTAGTGATATGAGAGCAGTATTTGATAGCTGTTCAAAGGGTCAGAAGACTAACATGCCTAATGTTATCGTCACTGATTCTACTAGCTTTAACCTTTATGAGGATGAAGTTATGGAACAGAAGCAGATAGTCAATAAGTCTTTGGGTGATGCGATGTTTCAGACTGTAAACTTTAGAGGAATTCCGTTGATATGGTCAAGTCAATGTACCTCAGGTTATATGTACTTCATGAACACGGAGTATCTAGGCTTGAATGTTGACCCTGATATCAACTTCACCTCAACAGAGTGGAAGTCAATACCTAACCAGCTTGACCGTGTTATGCAGGTTGTCTGGAAAGGAAACACTATTAGCTCTCGTAGAGCTAGCTTGGGTGTATTAACTGGAGTCGCAGCATAACGATTACCTTCGGGGAGCAAGCCAATGCATGCCCGTAGAGGTTGATCAAAACCAAAGAAGGAGTATATAATGAGTGTACATGGACAGTTTTCGGGTGTCTTTAATCCGATAATTCCAATGGATCAGTCGATCTATGAAACGTCGACAACCATGAAAGCACGTTTGGGAACGAGGTTGGAGCTTGGTGGGAGAGTATTTAGATATGCTAAACTATCCTCATCGGCCAATATCACTGGTGCTGGAGTATTGCTTTGTGCAACAACTCCGATAGCGTCTCATCAAACAGCTATCATGAATGTATTAGCAGCAACTGCGGGAGCAAGGTCTATTACTTGTACCGCAAGTGTTGGTAATGAGTTCACAGCTAACCAGTATCAAGATGGTTACATTGTACCAGCTACGACTGCTGGTGGTGGATTCTGCTATCGTGTTAAATCTCACGGTGCAGGTGCATCAGTTGCATTCACGCTGTATGATACAATATCAACTGCTATTGGTGCTGGGCCTGCTAGTATAGATGCTAACCCATATGGTGGTGTTTTGATAGGTAACGCTCCGTCTGATATGGGAGTCGGTGTATCTCAATGTGCTATCACGACTGGTGAATACGCATGGATTCAGACGTGGGGTCCTGGTGGTATAAATTGTTCCACAGCACTCACTACAGGCATGACTTTAGCTGTAGGTGTTTCTGGTGGAGCAGCTGGTCAAACAGCTATTGCTACTGTAACAAATGGTGGAACAATAATTGGTAAGGCCCGTGGATTAACGGTAGCATCACAGGCACAGGTAGTGTTTTTGAGGATGAATCCGTAACATAACAACTCTTGTCGGGGGGTGGGAAACCACTCCCCAGCAGGACTAAGGAGATGCGATGAATATACTAATGCGATGGTTGTACAAGTGGCAGAAGCGAAATATGTGTAATTGTACGTCACCTACATATATAGTTAGAGCTAAGGTTCTATGTTGTAGTGATTGTAATAAATCTCTTCATAAAGCAGACGTGGGGTTAGATACATGACTTATCCAGTGACGAGACACTATCAGCGATATGAGTATCTTATAGAACAGGGATACGTAACAGATAAGCGAGTCTTAGAGATAGGCTGTGGTTTTGCTGCTGGCTCTATGATGATGCACTATTACGCCAAAGGGGTTGTGGGGTCTGATCCAGTCTTAAAAGACTACCATGACGCAAATATCCCCATGTTTATAACAGGGTATGCACCTCCTAATACAACACCAGGAGCAATAGATTTGAAGCATGCCCCATGGGAACAGTTAGCTGCGGAGGGTATAAAAGCAGATGTTATAGTAGCTGTAGAGGTAATTGAACACTTAACAAACCCAGAGAGGTTTATTAGTTTCGCAGCAGATGCTAGTGAGTACTTGTTCATCACTACACCACTAGCAGCTAAGACTGCACCAACTAATAACAAGGAACATATAGTAGAGTATAGTCATAAGGACTTACTCGAATTATTAAGTACGAAATTTAACGTGCTTCACACTAAATATCAGACAGGTGATTTACAGTTACTAGACAATGCTAAATCTAAGGGTTCTAGTATGAGCAGTGATCACATAGTCCAAATGGTATGGTGCAAGCGAAAGGAGACAAGCGATGTCGAATAAGAAAGAGAATAAGTTGTATAAGTTACCTAAACCAGTATTACCAAAGCTAGAAACACCTGAGGGTGCTGTATCAGAGGAAGTGTCACATCAATCATGTGAGGGTACGTTGTATGTAACACCCAAAGATAACCCTAATATACCAGCACCTATAGATGGTAGACCTCGTGTAATGATAGGTATACCAGTGTTGACTTATACACATGAGTTTGTACAGTGCTTCTTGAAGTTTTGGGGAGACTTGTGTTTAATGGAGAATGCTAAGTTTCAGGTAGCTTTCCATTTCATGTACCGTAAACCAGTACATATGGCTGAGGAGAGACTTGTTGATATAGCACGTTACAATAAGTGTACTCATATCCTTTTCATGGATGACGACATAACTGGATATAACATAGATGATCTAAAGAAACTACTTGCAGCTGATAAAGATGTCATAGGTGGTGTCATGCACGCATCAGGGTTTCCCTATTCAATGTGCGTGTTTAGACGTTATGACCATACTAAGAAAGTAATAGATATGCCTTCAGACAACAGCATGTATCGTTTGTACGAGATACCTTGTTTATGCCCGAAGTGTCAGATAGGCTTATCACATTGGGATGCTAAGTTCTGCCCAGCATGTGGCTCAGCTGTGGATAATATACTACAGAAAGCAGACTTAATACCATTTCCATTTACGTTAATGAAACTAAGTATCTTTGATAAGATTAAACCACCAGCATTTTACTGCTCTAATAAGTACCCTTCAGACTCATGGTTTGCTGACAAGTGTCGAGAGGTTGGGATTCAGCAGTGGGCTCATATGGGTATACGATTAACTCATGCTGGTATAAATGATATAACTAAACCATATCGTATGCAGGAAGGCATAGCTCTGAAAGAGGGAGACCCCGCTAAAGGAGTAGTAAACATTACACCAGAGGATATGAAGAAACACGAGTTCCTGTTAAATAACAAGATGCGAGAGGCTGAAGATGGTCTTAGAACTACATTAGTTATGGCTGGTGACAAGAAGCCAAATGTTAAACCAGAAGGAGTAAGCGATGAAAAAGAGCAAAAATAAGTTTAAGTTGCCCGAGGTAACTTACCCTAAGCTGGGGATGCCTAAGGCTCCTGTTGTACCTGGAGCGCCTAAGGACGCTCTTCATAAGTCTTGTGACTGTGAAGACTATACACCACCAGATCATTCTAAGGAGTCTCCAATAGAGCCTCCAGCACCTGGTGTTAACAGGATAATGATAGGTATACCTGTACTATCATATACACATGATTTCGTTGGGGGGTTCTTGAAGTTTTGGACTGACCTGACCTCAGCAGACACAGGTACATATGAGGTAGGATATCACTTTGTATATCGTAAGCCTGTGCATATGGCTGATCAAGAGATAGTTGATATGGCTCTCTATAATAGATGTACTCATGTACTCTTTATAGATGATGATATATCTGACTATAGTAAGGTTATGCTAGATGATATGCTTAAGCAGGATAAAGATGTTATAGGCGGTGTCATGTATGCTTCTAAGTTTCCACATGCTATGTGTGTGTTCAGGCGATATGATACAACCAAGAAGGTAATAGATATGCCAGTAGATAACTCTATGTATAGGTTATATGAAGTACCGTGTGCATGTTCTAACTGTGGTAATACTCTGCAGGCTTGGGGGCATTACTACTGTGGGTCTTGTGGCGCTAAACAGAATAACCTTATACAGAAGGCAGACCTTATACCCTTCTGTTTCACATTGATGAAGACAGATGTATTCAAGAAGATAAAGAAGCCATGGTTCCATTGTACTACTAACTATCCCTGTGATTCATGGTTCAGTGATAGGTGTGCCGAAGTAGGTATACAACAGTATGCTCATATGGGTGCTAGGCTTACACATGCAGGTGTTAATGATATAACTAAGCCTTTTCACTTCAACATGGGCTTAGAGAAGAACAAGCGTAAGGGTACTGGTCTTATACATATCACAGAAACAGATATGGAGAAACATCAGTATTTGTTGAATAGACAAATGCAGAAAGCAGAGAGTAACTTAAAAGATAAGACGTCACCAGCATTTATGCGGGTTGGCGGTAAGAAAGAGAAACTAGTTCCAATAGGAGGTACAGACAATGAGTGTAAAAAGAGCAATTGAAGTAGCAGCATTTGACGGTAAAAGGGTATTCAGAAGGGGAAGAAATCCTAAGATAAAGCTGGTAACATCTGGGACAGGAACACAAGCCCAGGTAGGTATCATGACTTATGATTCTTCGGGAGCAGCAGTTTATATCGCAATAGATGAGGCAGGGACGGGAACCGCAATTAGTGCATAGGAGGAAAGTATGGCAAACACAGCTGCTAGTACTCTCATAACGAGAGCTCTAGATTACATAAGCAGGGCGAGTGCAGGTACAACTCGTTCAGGACAAACTCTAGAGAATATGGCTATGAGTTGGTTGAACGCTGCTGAGATGCGTATGTCTAAGATGCATGACTTTAAAGAGATGTATAAGATATATATCAGTAGTACAGCAGATGGTACAGAAAGCTATACATTCCCTGCTAACTGGAAGACTGTATTAAGTCTCAGGGTAGTGGATGGTACTAACTCTAGAAAGGTTTCAATGGTACGTCCTGAGTTGAAGGATTCATATAGACCGTATCCAGCCGATGATCCAGAGAGCATACCACAGATATATGTACCGTATGGGAATAGCTTTGAGCTTGTACCTATTCCTGATGCTGCATATGTTATGAATATGCGTACAGTACAATGGCCTACGGTCATAACAGCGACAACGGACTTAATAGACTATGAGCCTAACAAGGATGATGTTGTCTTGGCTTATATGCTCTCTGACGCATTCAACTTCTTACAGATGCTTTCAGATGCATCTAAATGGGAAGCTACTGCTACGAAGAGGATGGGTGAGGCATATAGGGCAGATACCAAGTATCCTGATTGGGCTCCTAAGGCACAGGGATTCTCTAGTATAGAAGGAGAACACTTTGCTGAGGATAGATATGATTCAACATCAGGTGAGTGGATAGTTAATCCATTCTTAATGAGTAAGAGATAAGGAGAAAGTATGAATAAAAATGGATTAGCTCTAAGTACAGTAAAAGCTAGCCTTGTCGTAGCTACTGAAGCGTGCTCGTTTGTAGGTTTATCCCTATACGCTAGTGCTGCTTGTACTATTACAGTTGTAGACAGCGGTAAGACTTTGCTTGGGCCTATAATTGCATCGGCTTTGGAACACGTACAGGTATTTCCTTGTATTCCAATAGCTTGTACAGCAGGACTAAGTGCCACTAATTCAGGTGGTGGGTATTACACAGTATTTTATGGGGCCTAATTATGGCATGGACAGAAGTAGATAACTCTTTCCTTAGTGGTTGGTTTGAACGCCCAGGGTGGTTTGCATTACCTGGGTGGTTCAAGGACAAGGTGTGGCTAGAAGTTACTCCTTCTACATCCACGTGGGTAGAACCAAGTGTATCAACATCATCATAAAGTGAGGTGTAAATATGGGTAATACGACCAATGGATATTTCTATAAGCCTGCTATAGGTGCTTATGGTGCAGCTCAGCTTGCTCTATATGATGCTGCATTAGATGCGACAGATATTATATTAAACACCTGGTCTGGATATTTAGATCAAGCTGTGAAGAAAGCATCTAGTCCTACGTTTGTAAACTTAACCCTTACATCCTTCGCTTCTAATTGGACTAATGCTGGTAAGACAGTAGCTGACTTAGGTATTGTTACTACTGTAGATATCAATGGTGGATCAATAGATGGTACTACTGTAGGGGCAGCTACTGCAAGTACGGGAGCCTTTAGTACTTTAAGTGCTACGGGTGCGATA